TCCAGTTGCCCCAGTTGCTCCAGTTGCTCCAGTTGCTCCAGTTGCTCCAGTTGCTCCAGTTGCTCCAGTTGCTCCAGTTGCTCCAGTTGCTCCAGTTGCTCCAGTAGAACCAGGTTTAACACGTTGAAGAAATGATATTATAGGTGACATAATAAATTAAAATAATATTTAATATTTAAATTAAAATCTAAAAATATATATTTTTATATATATATATTATAATGAACACAAACTTTGATTTAAATATCAAAAACTATACAGTAAAAGAATTAGAAAAACTATTTAAATTATCCGAGTAATTATGATGAAACAATTATAGAAATACAAGAAACAAAATTAAGACAAAATATAATTAGTGATAGAAGTATTATAGCAGTAACAAAAAATAATATATTAGATTTCATAAATAAAGTAAAAAAACATTCATAGATAATTTAAAAACAAATTTAATGCCAAGTACAAATAAATTGGGAAAATATTTATAATATGAATAAAACTTTGGAAAGTTCAGATTTAATGAATGCTGGAAGTACAAATATAATAAAAAGAAATGTAACACCAAGAAATAATAAATCCTCTAAATAAAAGAATTCAAACTGGCTTTTTCATTTTTAAGCCTCTCGACAATTTTTTTCGAATATTAGTTCAAAACTATCAGAGTTAGCAATTGTTTGTAATAACATATTATTTATTTGTAAGTTTTATTTTTAAATTAATATCAATTTTATTTTTAAATAAAAATTGATATATTATATAATAATATAATATATTATATGTATAAATATAGAACAAAAAAGAAATATAAAAAGTCAAAAAATACAAGAAGACAATTTAGGAGAAGAAAAATGTTAAATACAAATAAAATAAATAATCATAATGGTGGAGAAAATATATTACCGGAAACTATAAATCCTGAAATTATAATACCTGAATTAATCATTCCAAAATTGGCTGAATATTCCACCATTTATATATCAATAGGAGGTAAGTTTATTATTCATAATTATCCTTTTAAACCAAATACAGGTGAATTTCAATTAGTACCACAATTTATTGTCGACGAAGCAACTTACAATTCTGAATCAAAGTTTCTAATAATGATAATAGATAGCTTCAGAGCAGAAGATAATGAATTAAATGATAATATTATGGCTTTAAATTATCGTTTACGCTTATATGGACTTATAAATATTGATTATGTTTTCATAAACCATTTATTAAACGAATCAATTAAAACACAATTACAGCAGTTAATTGAACACATAAATTCAGAACAAAATATTTATATAGTTGATTATGTTTATTATTTTAACCCAACTCAAAAAGATATTAAAAACAGAAAAGATTTAGATAAATTAATGAAAGAGTTAGTTAATTCATTAGTTAATAAATATGGTTTAGAACCTAAAGATTTACCTAATAATAAAAATGTATATAAATGGCTCGGAACTGTAGAACCTAATTATATTTCTAAATTCATGAATTATGACTTAATAAATACTGTTATACATTTAAATCCATTATCGAAACCTAGACCTTATAATAAAAGTTCTATATTTCTTGCAAATACTTTACGAATAACACCGTCACCATGATATTTAATATTTAAATTAAAATCTAAAAATATATTTTTATATATATTATAATGAACACAAACTTTGATTTAAATATTAAAAACTATACAGTAAAAGAATTAGAAGAACTATTTGAATTACCGAGTAATTATGATGAAACAATTATAGAAATCCAAGAAACAAAATTAAGACAAAATATAATTAGTGATAGAAGTATTATAGCAGTAATAAAAAATAATACATTAGATTTCATAAATAAAGTAAAAAAAACACTAATAGATAATTTAAAAACAAATTTAACGCCAAGTACAAATAAATTTAAGTTATTAAAGAATTGGGAAAATATTTATAATATGAATAAAACTTTGGAAAGTTCAGATTTAGTGAATGCTGGAAGTACAAATATAATAAAAAGAAATATAACTCCTTATGGTCAGTCATCTCCAAGTGAATTTTACCAAGGAATAATAAATCCTCTAAAAAAAAGAATTTTACGTCAAAATATAAATATTGATACGCGTTTTAGAGAAAATTATTATGCAACAACAGCTGCAAATTTTCATGTAGATTTGCCATTAAGATTAACAGAAGTTGTTAGTTTACAATTATCGGCTCTTGAGTTTCCTACAACATTTTATGTTATATCAAAAGTTTTTGGTAATAATTTTTTTGTTTTAGAAATACCTGGACAAGAACCATTAGTAGTAACAATTCCCGATGGTAATTATGATTATTTAGCTTTACAGAATTACATAAATAATTTTTTAGCTGGAATCGGTGTTCCAGCTGCTTATAATAATATACAATTTGTGGCAGATGCTAATACACCAGGAGGTTCAGGTTCACAAGGTGGAAGTGGGAAAATGATAGTAGGTTCAACAACGGGTACAGTAAATTTTTCAATTAATTTTTTAACGGACCGTTATGGTAATGAGGATAGACAAACCCCATTACCTCTTAAATTAGGTTGGTTAATGGGTTTTAGAGATGGTTATTATAAAGATAATACAACTTATGTTTCAGAAGGAATAATAAATTTGTTGGGTCCAAGATATATTTATCTAGTGGTTGATGATTTTAATAATAGTGTTTTAGATGGGTTTTATGGTACGTTTACATCATCAATATTAAATAAAAATATTTTAGCTCGTATATCGTTACAGGGAAGCGTGTTTAATTATTTATCAAAAGATAACTTCAATTTAATAAGCACTCCAAGACAATATTTTGGTCCAGTGGATATTCAAAAGTTACAAATTCAATTACTAGATGAGTACGGAAGAATATTAAATTTAAATAATATGGATTACAGTTTTTGTCTGACATTCCAGACAGTTTACGATCTGTAATTTTGGGAATAATATATACATATATTAAAAAGAATTTAAAGTCCTTTAAATTAAAAATTATAATGTTTATTTTTAATCCGTATTTTTAAAATATTTCAGAAAACAATTTAAAGAAACAACACATAATAATATATCTGGACGTTTCAAAGATTTACCAGTATTATTCTAAAGGAAGAAATCGGTTTAATCAATCCATACATTTAATATGCCTACCCAAAATTTACACGGAAAATTATTCATGTCTGGTACCACTTTAAATCTTCAAGGGTGTAAAGAAACCACCAAAAAAAATTGAATTAAACATTCATAAATATATTTATTTTATATTTATGAATATGACTGCTGTATATGAATACGAAAGATATATTACTACTCCTGATAATTTAAAGGAGACCCTCGACGAATATGGAGTTGCGATCATTCCAAGTGTTTTAAATGATGAAGAATGCGGTGCTATGGCTAACGGAATGTGGGATACACTTGAAGATTGGACACAACATTGGGATACACAGATTACACGAGATAATCCAGAATCTTGGAAAAATATTAGAAATCTATTTCCTAAACATTCAATGCTTATTCAGCAATTTGGATTAGGACATGCACAATTTATTTGGAATCTTAGACAAAATCCTAAATGTGTTGAAATTTTTGCAAAACTATGGAATTGTTCTCCTCAAGATTTGTTAGTAAGTTTTGATGCTGCTTCGTTTCATATGCCTCCAGAAGTTACTAAAATTGGATGGCATCGTAGAACTTGGTTTCATACTGATCAAAGTTATTTAAGAAATGACTTTGAGTGTATTCAAAGTTGGGCTACAGCTTTTGATGTAAATGATGGAGATGCTACTTTGGCATTTTATGAGAAAAGTCATAAAATTCATGGAGAATTTGCGAAGCATTTCGAAATTACTGATAAAAATAATTGGTATAAACTTGAAAATGATGAACAAATGGAGTTTTATAAAAATAAAGGATGTAATGAAAGATATATTAGATGTCCCAAAGGTTCAATTGTGTTTTGGGATAGTCGCACGATTCATTGTGGTGTAGAACCTAGAAAAGGAAGACAAAATCAAAATTTCAGATGTGTTGTATATTTGTGCTATATGCCGCGCTCTTTATCAAATGATAAAGAAATTAAAAAGAAGATTAAAGCATTTGAGGAAATGAGAATGACTACTCACTGGCCTTGTAAGGTAAAGTTGTTTCCTAAAATGCCGAGAACTTATGGAGCAGAAGTTAAAGAAATTGTGGAGTTAAATCCTCCGGAAATTAATGATTTAGGTAGAAGTTTAGTAGGATATAAGGTATTGTAATTTGTAATTAATTAATTCTTTTTTATTTACACCATTGAAGATTTAAATAAATTACATTTCACCTTTAGTGTAATAATTCATCCAGTTAGTTGGACTAATTTTTGTACCACCATCATAACTAACAGCTAATCTTTTTTTTATCATGTGTTTATTTAAATGTAAATCTCCAATATAAACATCTGCCAAAATACGACCATATTTCTCCGTTTGAACATTTTTTAATATAACAACTTTATTCAAAATTAGGTCACTCATTTCTTGTTTAGCTATTTGAGCACATTGCTTCTCATTTTTATTTTTTCCTTTAATTTCTGGACAATCTATGCCATTTAAACGCACAGAGAAACGATAAAGTGGTGAAGTTGAATAAGGCAATTTTGATGCGATAGTAATAGTATCACCATCATAAACTTTAATAACAAAACCTTTTTTAATAGGAGGAACAAATTGAATTGTATCTTTCCAATCAATTGTCTTATCCAATTTATTTAACCATTCTGTTGAATCATAAAGAGATTTTGTATCAAGTAAAGTTAGAGATTTTTGTGGAAAATCTTCACTACTTATTTTGTCACAAATATCATCTATATTTTTATCCCCTTTTGTTATTGAAGTAATAACAACGGAAGGAATACTATTATTTTTGGTTTTAAGACAACAAAGAAAACTCTGTAGCATATTTAGTTTATACAATAAAAAATATAAATTATTAAATATTTCAATTTTATTTATAGTGATAATATAAATAAAATGAATAATAAAGTAAAAAAAATTTATGAAATGACTGAAAATGAAATTGATGAATTTATGAAACAACATCTGCCAACAAAAAAACTAGAAAAAGATAAATATGGAGAAGTATTTACTAGTCCTGTATTGATAAATAAGATGTTTGACTTATTTCCAAAGAGCGTTTGGACAAATTCTAAACTAACATGGTTGGACCCATCTGTTGGGGTAGGATTTTTTATGATATGTGTGTATGTTCGTTTGATGAATGGTTTAAAAAAATGGGAACCAAATGAAAAAAAGAGAAGTAAACATATAATAAAAAATATGTTGTATATGGTTGAGATAAATAAGAAAAATTGTAATATATGTAAGACTTTATTTGGTGCCAATGCGCGTCTATTTTGTGGCGACTTTTTAGGAAAAGTCAAATTTCCGGAACGTGACGATTTATCGTTTGATTGTATTGTAGGCAATCCACCATTCCAAGACGATTATGGTATCAGTAACACAGGAAAACGAATTAATGGAGGCAAAAGTAAACTCTATGAACGCATCTTTTTGAAATCATTTAGCATGCTAAAAAATGAAGGATATTTATCTTTTGTTGTTCCCGATAATATCTTTTCAGGCAACGGTTTACCATCTTATCAAACACTCATTCAAAATCATATTCCATTTGTTAGTTTTAATCCATCCAATCAATCCTTTTTTCATAAAATTCAACAACCCGTTTGTTATTTTATTTTACACAAACTGAATAAACCTGGACTTACTACTATTCAACATGATAAACAACTAACATTCCAAATTAAATTACAAGATCGCCCTGTTAATCCCATACGCAACTGGACACCACATACTGAAAAATTAATTAATCAATTTGTTAGTAACGAACGAAATAATGTTAGTTACATACGAGGCAAAAGTTTAAAATCCTATAACGGGAATAAATATCCTGTTATTTTTACACCTTCTAAAATTTTACAAACTAACAATCCTTCATTAGCACCAGGACATGGAGTTAAGAAAGCTATTATTTTTTCAATTTCTCCTGAACTTGCGTTTAAAATGGATTATTCGGGTAAATTCGGAGCAGGACCTAACACATTTTATATACCATTTACTACTAATAATGAGGGCAAAAAACTAGAAAAATTTCT